GGACGTATTCTTGGTTGGGTTTATGTTAATGGAGAGTCCGAATCACTGAATAATAAAATGATTAATGATGGATATGCTTGGGGATATCTTGGCGATACAAAGATTAAAGATTTTGAAACATTGAAAAAGGCTAGAGCAAAGTCTGGAAAATGAGAACTGTTTTTTATTTTACAGCAGACTGGTGTCAGCCCTGTAAAAAGGTTAGACCAATTGTTGAAGAATTAAATAGGGAAACATCAGATGTAACGTTTCAGATTATAGACGTTGACATGGAAAGTGATTTAGTTAAAACTTTTCAAATAACATCTGTTCCAACTTTTATATTATTTGAAGATCAAGAACAAATTAATAGGATGACTGGATCACAAACGAGAGAAAAACTAAATGAGTTTATTAATTATAAAAAAAATATTCAAGAGAATGTTTAATCCAGATGGAAAAAATATGATTCCAAATGAAGAAGAGATTATGGATTACCTAATTCTAAATGGTGGTCTTGAGGTTGTTGGTATTGATTCTGAAAATCAATCATTTCTCTACTCATTTACTCCGAAAATAAAAGAGTTGATGCCAGACTTATATGAAGAGCATATTAGGACTGTGAATAGTGATATTTTAACGCTATGGGAAAAAGGGTATGTGAATATAGACTTTATGTCAGATGACCCAGTAATAACCATAACTAAAAAGTCATTAAATAATGAAGAGTTGTCAAAATTAAGCAAGCAAGATCAATGGGCAATAGCAGAACTTAAAAGGCTCATGATTAAAAAAGAACTCTGATATAATCAATATATAGGTCTAGGAGGACAATAATGCCATATAGAGTTGGAGCCAAAGGCTCATTCGGATGTTCTGGATATCCAGCATTAAAAGAGGGTACTAATGAAGTTATGGGATGCCACCAGACAAGGGCAGAAGCAGCAGCACAAATTTATGCAATCAATCGCTCTGAAGGTAACATAGGAAAAAGTATGCATGAAATTAAAGAAGGCGACTTTGTAATGTATATGGGCGAAGACGATAAAAATATGGTTGGTCGTGTTGAGTACGTAATGACTAATCCAGGATTGCTTGGGTTGCCAGGATCAGAATATTCTATGGAATATGTAGAAAATGATAAGCCAGTTATTGTTCGTGAATATGAAGAAGAAGATGGTGCATGGGAAGAAAAAGCATACGTTACTTATCATCGCATGTCTGAAGTTATTAAAATTGAATCATTATCTGTATCAGTAGATCTTGTAGTTGAAATGGGTTCAACTGATTCAGGAATTCCAGAAACAGACTCAGAAACATTAATGGCAATGTATGATGCACAAATTGGTAAAGCAGAAAAACCTAATTATGAAGACATGATTAAGCCAAGACGTGGTGGAAGTAATCCATCAAATCCTAAACTTTATGCAAGAGTTGTGCAAGCAGCAAAAGATAAGTTTGATGTATATCCATCTGCTGTCGCCAATGCTTGGGTAGTTGCTGAATATAAAAGACGTGGTGGAACATATAAAACTGAAACAAAGACTACCAAAACAATTTGGGACGGTAGTGTATTTGATCCGAAAGGATTTACAAAGTAATGGCTAAAAGATCTTCTGCTTCTTATTATTCAAACCAGGCATTCAATCCTATGCAAATTAAAAATGGAAGAATTGTTCGTTTAAGAAAAGACGGATCTGTTAAGGCAGATCTTGGTCCATACATTAATAAATCACAGAAAAAAACTGTCAATGGCTGATACATACTCTCCTAATGATGGAATGAAGTCTGCTGCACGTCGTGCTCTTAAGTGGAAAGCCGATGGCAAGGCTACTGGCGCTGGAACACCTGTTGGTTGGGGTAGAGCAACAGATATAGTTGCTGGAAGATCTATGTCTCTTGATACTGTTAAAAGAATGTTTTCATTTTTTTCACGTCACGAAGTAGATAAAAAAGGAAAAGGATTTTTTAATGGCCCAGACTTTCCATCTAATGGAAGAATTATGTGGGATGCTTGGGGTGGAGATGCTGGGTTTTCATGGTCAAGAGCAATTGTAGAACGAGAAAAGAAAAAGGTAGAAAAAATTTGGCAGGGAACTGCCTTTGATCTAAAAAAATAGGGGGATAAATGGAAAATTTAGATAAAAATGAATTAGTTCAACTAATAACATTTTATAAACAAAAACTATCAGATACAGAATTAGAGTTGTTAAAATTACAACTTGAAACAAATAGACTTAATTCTATGGTTTTAAGTTTAACTAAGCAACCTGAAAAAAAATCTAAGTAAAAATGGAATATTTGTTAATTGTGGGCTTGACATTCATTGTCTCATGGTCTATAATTAAAATATCAAACAAAAAAAGAGGAAGGTTTTTATCAAAGATTAGATATAGACAAAGCAATATCTATGAAATGGTTAAAGATGTTATTCCAAAAGAAATGTTTGATAAACCAAAAGTTATAACGCAGTCTCAAAAACATGTTCAAAAAAATATGTTAAAGGTTGTAATAACTGAGGGTAGGGCATATTGGATATTAGACAATGTGTTTTATACTGCTAACGCTATCAATGGAAGAGTAGACGAAAGCACTGTAGAACCATTAGATATTCAAAATTTGTCAAAAAAAGATTTAAGCAAGATGTTATCAATATTAGATGATTTAAGAAAAGGGATGGAATCAAATGATAGTGGCAGTGCAGGGAACAGCGGAGTTTAACGATTACAACGTATTTCTTCGTGCCATGAGTGTTGCTATGTCTGGAATGAATCAGGATGATAAGGAATTTATAATTTATTCTGTTGGTCCAGCAAGAGTCAATAACTTTGTTTCAGAGTTTTCTAATTTATCTGAACGTGGAATGAAGGCTCGTGGTCGCAAAATTAAGTTTTATAATACAGCCCCTTCATGGCTTGACACAAATATGGATCAAATAAACTATTTTGCTTTTTTAAGTAAGCCAAATGAGTCAAAATCTAGATTAGTATCCAGCGCTGAATCAAAAAATATTGAAGTTGGGATTTTTAGGTATTAAAATGCAAACAAATAATAATTTAATTTTTGAATATAACAAAGAAGTTTTTGGTGGAACTGAATATTTAGCAAAAAGATTCCATGAAATTGTTTTGCCATTTACTCCAAATTTTAATAAATATAACTGCATCATATTGCCAGGATATATTAATCAAAATTTAAATGATTATATCTATGATGACAAAGAAATAATTCTTTGGGTTCACAATACAACAGAACAGTTTAATGAAAACATTACTATGAATGCATTTTACAAAAAAGAGTTTACAGATAAAATAAAATATGTTATTGTAGTGTCAGAATTTGCAAAAAAAGAATTTATTGAAAAAACATATATTGATCCAGAGAAAGTTGTAGTAATATATAACGCTATTGATCCAATAATAAATGATATTAATAGATTTAAAAATGTTAAAACTGTAGAAATACTACACACATCTGCACAAGAAAGAGGGTTTTGGGTTTTATTATTAGCATTAAAATATGCAAAAGAAGATTTTAATTTAAGAATATATAACAAAGTTTATTCTGATAATTTAATTACTAACAAAGACTATAAAAATCTTTTAAATGATAAAAGAATATATATGCATGGACATACATCTAGAAAAGTTTTAACTGAAAGTATGTCAAAGGCTCATATTTTTGCCTATCCTTCTCTTTTTGAAGAAACATTTTGTCTTTCACAAGTTGAAGCATTAAGTGCAAACTGCTTGTCAATATACAATGATCTTGGTGCATTAAAAGAAGTTTCATTGGGATATGGAATAATTTATGATGGAGAAGTAAATAAAGAAAAACATGCTAAAAAAATAGCAAAAATGATTGATGAAAATGTTCGTTTAATAAAATCTAATATGTATAATCAAGTTTTACAATCAAAAGAAATTAATAACAAATTTTCATGGGAAAATTTTAAAAACTCATGGATACAACTTCACGAAAAAATATAGGAGAAAAATGATTATTAGAAGTTTAAATACAATGGATAAGATTATAAATAAAAATAATAATCTTATTTGGGATGGATGGGATGTTGTTGATTTAAAAGAATCCGACATGGCAAAAACATCTGTTAATGGAATTAGAATAAAAGATAAGTGGTACTTACATAAAATATACAAGCCAGGTCGTAATGGTTGGGATATTCCAAATAAGTATAGGGAGTAATCTTGAAGCAGCATTTATGGAAAGATGAGGCTTCTTGTTTAGGTCTTGAAACAAATTTATACTTTGATAGGTATGAAGATGAAGAGGGAATTAGACATAATGTTGATGCACTTTGTAGACAGTGCCCTGTTAGAAAAACATGTTTTGCTAATGGAGTATCTGGAAAAGAGTGGGGAATTTGGGGAGGGGTTTACCTTGAAACTGGAGAAATTTCTAGAGAATTTAATAAACATAAATCTAAACAAGATTGGTCAAATATTTGGCAATCTTTAACAATGGAGCAATAAAGTGATCATACAAATAATTGGTCTACCTGGTTCTGGAAAAACAGAACTAGCAAAAGCACTTAAAGAGCGCATCAACGCAATTCATCTTAATGCAGATGAAGTACGTGCAACAGTTAATTCTGATTTAGGATTTACATCT